TAGCATTAAAGTAGGCTTAGGCTCTGGTGACAGAGATCAGAAGCTAGCAATGTTGCAAATGATTCTTGCTAAACAAGAGCAGATATTGCAGCAGTTCGGGCCATCTAATCCGCTCGTATCGGTAGGTCAGTATCGCACCACGTTAGCAAAGTTTATCGAGTCAGCAGGATTTAAAGATGCTAATGCTTTCCTTAACGAGATTACTCCAGAGCAGGACGCAGCGTTAGCGCAGCCACAACCACCAGCTCCAGATATGCAAGCTGAGATGACTAAGATGCTTGCTGATGTAGAACGTGAAAAGACAGCAGCCAAGTCGATGATTGAGAGCGAAAAGCTAAAGTTAAAGCAAATGGAACTTGAAGCCCAATATACCCAAAAGGGTCTAGAGATGGCTATGAAGAACCAGCAGCAACAGGCTGACATTAAGATTAAAGAAGCACAGTTAGCTGTTCAACAGTTACAGGCAATCCTAACGATGGATATGGCAGACGAGCAGATGCGTCAGAAGCAAGCTGAGATTGTCCTGAAAGCGATTAAAGAATTAGGTGGTTTAGTCCAATGAGTAAAGCAGATTGGGCAGCTCGGATACTTCAAGATGAGCGATTCATTGAGGTAATGAACGAGCTAAAAGAACTAGAGATACAGAAGTTTAGAAGCACAGATTACAGCGACATGGAACAACGTGAGCAAGCGTATATGCGCCTCCGTGTTCTAGAGGATATAGAAGGTTATATTCAAGGGCTTACTAACCAAAAGCTCATTGACGCAAAAAGATGGAAGATTTTGTAGTCCGTATAGGGCGGTTCCCTATATAATTATGGAAATGAAAACATGAGCGATACTGAAAGCACCACTCCAGAGGGAAGTGCGCAGTTAGATGTAAATGGTGCAGCTAACGCTATTTTGGGATTAATGGGTACTGATGACGGCTCCGAACAGGAACAACCAGAACAGCGCACAGAATCCAACGATAGCGATGCCGAATCAGATGAATACGAGGAATCGGAAGAATCTGAGGTAGAACAAGAAGAAGCTGATGAGCCAGAGGAACATCAAACATTCCGAGTGAAAGCTGCGGGAGAAGAACGTGATGTAACCCTTGATGAGCTTATTAAGTCGTATCAACTTGGCACTGATTATACAAAGAAATCGCAAGCTGTAGCGGAAGAACGTAAGGCGGTTGAGGCCGAACGCCATGCAGTTCAAGAAGCGAAGCAACTCCGAGATACTTATGCGGAGAGGTTGCAATACATCGAGCAAGCCTTGATGCAGCCTCAAGAAACAGAGAATCTGGAATACCTGAAAGAGACCGATCCTATCGGTTACGCTGTTAAGGTTGCAGAGATGTCTCAGAGGGAAAAGCAGTTAGCGCAGGTTCGTGCTGAAAGACAGCATATAGCTCAACAGCAGGAATACGACAGACAGCAGCAACTACGTGCAACGGTCGCACAGGAAGCTGAGAAGTTAGTCGGTGCGTTACCTGAATACGCTGATCCTGTTAAGGGTGAAGTGATCCGTAAAGAGATACGCAGCTACGGTAAACAGGCTGGATTCTCGGATGATGAACTAGCGAATGTATTTGATTCTCGTGCTGTATTAACGCTTTATAAAGCTATGCAGTACGATAAATTGAAAGCATCGCAACCAGCTATTGCTAAGAAGGTGAATGAAGCTCCGAAGGCTATGAAGCCTGGAGTATCAAACCCAAGAGATAGTGGAGCTGAGGATATTAAAAAACTGAAGGCTAGAGCTAAACAATCTGGAAGGATTAGTGATGCCGCAGCCGCTTTTGAACGATTCTTATAAGGAAATTATTATGCCTACTTATCAAACTTTCACCGCCATCGGCATGCGTGAAGATTTATCTGACGTTATCTATAACATCAGTCCTGTTGACACTCCTATCATGTCTAGCATAGGCAAAACGTCTGCGACTGCGGTTTATCATGAATGGCAGACGGATTCGCTTTCTGCCAGTACAACAGCGAATGCGGCCGTTGAGGGGGCAGACGCTACATCTATCACTGCTTCTCCTACGACTCGTGTTGGAAATTATACTCAAATCGTACAGAAAACGATTCAGGTCAGCGGAACATTAGAAAAAGTAAACAAAGCTGGTCGTAAGTCAGAAAAGGCTTACCAATTAGCTAAGGCTTCTGCTGAAATCAAGCGTGACTTAGAAACCATCATCACTGCTAATCAAGCTCGTAGCGCAGGTACATCAACCGTAGCCCGCACAATGGGTTCGTTGTTGTCATGGATCAAGACCAACAGCTCACAAGGCAGTGGTGGTTCAGCTCCAGCAACTTCAGGTGTTTCTACTCGTACCGATGGTACACAGCGTACTGCAACTGAAGCATTGATGAAAACTGTTATCGCTTCGATCTTTGATCAAGGTGGTTCACCAAAGGCTGTATTCGTTGGTTCAGCAGGTAAGCAGAAGGTATCTACATTTGCTGGTATCGCTGTAAATCGCTATCAGATCACTAAGCCTGAAGCTGGCGTTATCATCGGTGCTGCTGACATTTATCAGTCCGACTTTGGTCAGTTATCAATCGTTCCAGATCGCTTCATGCGCTCACGTGATATGTTGATTCTTGATCCTGAGTACGCAGCTATGGCTTACTTACGTCCATTCATGACTAATGAGCTTGCTAAGAATGGCGATAGTGAAAAGACCCAGATCCTAGCTGAGGTAACACTAGAGGTAAAAAATGAGGCAGCACATGGTATCGTTGCTGACTTAGACTTCTCGCTGTAATTTGACTAGCCCCTGCCTGATGGTGGGGGCTTTTTAGAGGGATTAATGGAAAACTATCGCACTCAAACAGTTCATGCGGACGGTGATGGCGGCATTATCATCGAAACTAATCAAGATATATCTGACATCCTAGAGCGCAATAAAGTGCTTCAGGAAGTTGACAAGGCTAGGACAGGAGCAACAGAAGATTTACATTTAATAGGCTCAATACCTTTTACGGCTATTGATAAGCTAAATCAAATGGGAATCATGCGTGGCTTTGAGATAGTGGATGAGGTAGCTTTTAAGAAGTGGCTCAACCATCCTGACCAAGCACCATTGAAGATATATCGAGGAACAGTATGAGAGTTGGCGTTTGTATTCCATGTAGAGACGAAGTACATACAGGTTTTGCGTTTGATTTTGCTAGGATGGCTGCACATGATGCGTCTGTTCGATGCAAGGACGGTAAGGGTGGTCTAAGCCTCTATACGATGCCTGGAACGCTTATATTCGATCAGCGTGAGAAGTTAGCTCAGGTAGCATTAAAAGAGGGCTGTGACGCTGTTCTGTACATTGATAGCGATATGCGTTTTCCTCCTGATCTGATAACGATTATGTTATCTCGTGAGGTTGGAATCGTAGGTGTCAATGCTGTCACTAGACGTAAACCATGTATGCCAACTGCTAAACTGTTAGTTAAGTCAGAGGATGAGAAAGGTATTCGCCATCATTGGTCTAATGTCGATTCTCGTGGTAAGGAAGGTATTGAGAAGATTACTGCTGTTGGTTTTGGGGCGGTAATGATTCGTAGGGAAGTGTTTGAGAAGGTTCCTCAGCCGTGGTTTGATGCAGGATGGGGGCCAACTGGTGTAGTCGGTGAGGATGTTCACTTTTGCGTTAAGGCTGGTGACAATGGCTTTGATACTTGGGTGGATCACGAGCTGTCTATGCACATCAAACACATTGGTACGTATGAGTACGGTTGGGACGATTTCGAGCAACTAGAGGAATAATATGGCTTTTACGACATATAGTGACTTAAAGACTACGATTGCTAGTTACTTAGCTCGTAGTGATTTAACAGCTATGATTCCTACATTCATCCAGTTGGCTGAATTACGTCTGCGTAGAGAACTCAGAACTCGTCAAATGTTGGTTGTAGCTACAGCAAATACGACAGGTGGAGACTCTACCGTAGGATTACCTACTGACTTCCTAGAGATGCGTGATATTCACGTCAATACTAATCCTATAACGACACTAGCTTATAGTGCGCCTAACTCGTTCTATAACTCTTACAGGGCTACAGAATCAGGTAAGCCTACTGACTACACTGTATTAGCGACAGAGCTTCAATTGTCTCCTATTCCTGATACTACTTATCAGCTTCAAATGCTCTACTACGCTCAGCCGTACTTCTTGAGCGACTCGAATCAAGGTAATGTAT